AACGGAGGACAGATCATGTTTTATACCAAATTGACGCTTTCAGAAAACAGTAAGGTTATAACCCGCCTATCGGATAAAAACGTCTACTCCATTTGCCCTAAATGCGGAAAAGAAATCCAGGTAAACCTAAGTGACGTTTTGAAAGAAGAAGATACTGATCTTCATACAACCTGCGTCTATTGCAAATCCTGTGCAAAAAAGTGGCTGGAGAATTGGGGTGTGAACGATGACTGAACGAGAACGAAACATCATCATATCCAGGCGAAGAAACGGTGACCCCATCTCCAGCATCGCTAAAGACCTGAACTTGAATGTTAATACGGTGAAATCTTTTTGCCAGCGCCAAAAAATAACCATTCAAGAGACAGAAAAAGCTCGTTGCCTCTATTGCAACGGTGAGTTGCCTGACTATCAAAGCGGTCGCCCCAGACGCTTTTGTTCCGATGTTTGTCGGCAGGCGTATTGGAATACCCGGCAAAAGCAATACCGAACAGAGCATATTTGCCCAAACTGCGGCAAGGCATTCAATGCAAGAAAGAATCGTAAATACTGCTCCCATTCTTGCTACATAGCCTTTCGTTTTCGTGGTGTAAATGATGTATGAGGCTTGGAAAAAAGAGGCGGAGTATCAGCTGGCAAAGGCAATCCTGAAAAACTGGGCAAAAAAAGGATTGCTAACAGCCTCTGAAACAGATAGCTGTCTGGCCATAATCAGGCAGGATATTAAGCCGCCGATTTCAGGTTTGAAAAGCCCGAAAATACTTGATAATACAGGGTTTTAGAGCAAATATGTGATGGAAAGGAGGGCCTATGAAGGTAAAGAAAATACCCGCAAAAAAGCCATCAGCTTTCAAGCGGAAAAAGGTCGCTGCCTATACGAGAGTATCGACAGCAAGCGAAGCACAGCTTCATTCCCTCGGTGCCCAGATTGATTATTATAAAAAACTCATCCTCTCTCATCCGGAGTGGGAATTTGCCGGCGTATTTATCGATGACGGCATAACGGGCACCAAAAGCAAACGTCCGGGATTAGAAGAACTGTTAAGCACCTGCGATGCAGGAAAAATCGACCTGATTCTTACGAAATCCATTTCTCGTTTTGCAAGGAACACACTCGACCTGTTAAACATCGTGCGAGAACTGAAAGAACAAAGTATTGCGGTCTACTTCGAGCGTGAACGGATCAATACCCTGACCGCTGAAGGAGAGCTTCTTCTCACTCTCCTTGCCTCTTTTGCTCAAGAGGAAGCCATATCGGCCAGCAAGAATAAAAGCTGGAGCATCAAGAAGCAATTTGAAAACGGCGAGCTGGTAGGCATGTCGCACCTTTATGGCTATGACGTAATCGACGGAAATCTCATCATCAACGAACACGAGGCTCAAATTGTCCGAATGGTTTATGAAGACTATCTGTCAGGATTACAGAGCGGAAATATTGCTAAAAAACTCAACGACATGGGAGAGCCCCGCAAACAAGGCGGCAAATGGAAAGCAAGTGACATCAGAAGCTTACTGAAGAATGAAAAGCATACCGGCAACGCTCTTCTTAACAAGCGATACACCATTGATCCTCTAACCAAAGAGACAAAATATAACTACGGAGAAAGACCTCAATATTTCGTTCAAAATTCTCATGAGGGCATTATTTCATGGGAGTTGTTTGAAGCTGTAAAAGAAGAGATGAGACGACGGGCTCCGATCAAGAAAGCCCTGCCGCATCACGGCAAGCCTTTCACCGGATTGCTCTTCTGTGGAGCCTGCGGTGCTCCATTTAATCGAAAAAAGACGCCTGTAAGAGTATTTTGGCGATGTGCCCGCAACCTCGGCATGAGGGACGGCAAATGCGATATGAAAGGCATCCCTGAACAGGTGTTAGAAGATATGCTTTGTGAGCTTTTGGAAACAAATGACCTGAGCCATGAGAACATCACAGCCAAGATAAAAGAAATGACGATTACACAGCCAAATGAGATCGTCTTTTTTATGAAGGACGGGACAGAGGTCAAGAGAACATGGAAGGATCGCTCCCGCTCGGAATCTTGGACAAAAGAAATGCGTGAGAAGGTCGCTGAACAAAACAGGAAGCGAGCAAGGCATGAATAAAAAGATAACCGTCATTCCGGCGAGAAAAAGAGCACAAGATAGTCTGGTTTCCGACCTGAAAACACGAAAACGCAAAGTCGCAGCCTATGCCCGTGTTTCAACGGATATGGACGAACAACTTAACAGCTACGAAGCACAAATCAGCTATTACACAAAGCATATTCAAGAAAATCCGAAATGGGAGTTTGTGAAAGTCTATACCGATGAGGGCATCTCAGGCCTGATGACTAAAAAACGAGAAGGCTTTCAGGAGATGATCGCCGATGCCTTAGCAGGTAAAATCGACTTGATCCTGACTAAATCAGTCTCCCGCTTTGCGAGAAACACCGTTGATACATTAACCCATGTACGCTTATTAAAGGACAAGGGTGTTGAGGTTTACTTTGAAAAGGAAAATATCTACACCTTCGATTCCAAGGGAGAACTGCTCATAACCATAATGAGTTCGCTTGCCCAAGAAGAAAGCCGGTCAATTTCCGAAAACGTCACCTGGGGGCAAAGAAAGCGATTTGCAGACGGCAAAGTTTCTATGCCCTACGGTAGTTTTTTAGGCTACAAGAAAGGGGCAGACGGAAGACCGGAAGTCGTGCCCGATGAAGCGGAAATCATCAAAAGAATCTATAGAGAGTTCTTGCTCGGTATGACCTATAACGGCATTGCTAAAAGTCTTATGGCGGATAAAATCAAGTCTCCCAGAGGCAAGGATATCTGGAGATCAACAACCATAAAAAGCATTCTGCAAAACGAGAAATATAAAGGTGATGCCTTATTACAAAAACGCTTCACGGTGGACTTTCTTACAAAGAAACAGAAAGTGAATGAGGGAGAAATTCCTCAGTACTATGTTGAAAATAGCCATGAAGGCATCGTCAGTGATGAGATTTTTGAGATGGCACAACACGAGATAAAACGCCGAGAGGAAATGAAGATTAGCGGTTCTTCAAAGAACTTCTTTTCCGGACGGATCATCTGCGAGTGTTGCGGAGAAGCTTATACCAGGAAAGTATGGCACTCGACCACGAAATATCGCCGCTACATCTGGCAGTGCGGCAAGAAGTACGCCGGGAGCGAGCCTTGCTCCACACCTCATCTCACCGAAGAGGAGATCATTACCGGCTTTGAGAATATGGCAAAGAAAATAATGCTACAAAAAGAGAGCATCATCAAACTTTGTAGAGAAACCCTAGCACAGGTTCTGGATACAGATGACGATAAGGAAAAGGTCAAGCAATTCGAAATCGAGCTGGATCAGGATTACATTGCACTTGGTCAGCAACTCAGGATCATCGGAAAATCAGAGGACGAGAAAAACGAATCCTATAATGAGGCTCTGGCAGCCTACGAAAAGAAAACTCAAAGCCTTGCAGAGCTAAAAGAAATAATCGCCGACAAGGATAAAAGACGCTTTAATGCACTCCAATTTGCCGACAGGCTTGATGAAATTACCGATATTAAGTTCAGCGAGGAGTTATGGTGTAGTCTCGTTGATTACGTCAGCGTTCCTGAGGGTGATGAGAAAAAACTAGTTTTTCATTTAAGAAGCGGCATTTCAAAAGAAATCTTGCTTTCCTAATATACAACTCCTTCATCACGTCCCCTGTTTCTCGGGGGATTTTTTCTCATTTTGAACAAGCGACACGAAACTTTCTCTTTCGAGTGGACTATCCACACGAAACTAAACAAGCGACACGAAACTCAGACTTTCGTGTAGAGGGTTTCACCTGCGAATGAAAGGGTGTAAGAAAACGCTCGAATAGTGGAAAATCAGGCCATTTTGCACCCTTTCGTTTATTTAGGGATTTCCTGAAAGCCTTGATATATGCACCTTTTAGGCATAAAAAAAGACAACTGGCGGATTGTATCCGTTTTGTTGTCCTTTTATGGAGGCACCATCCAGATTCGAACTGGAGAATAGGGGTTTTGCAGACCCCGGCC